TGATCTACTCTATTTGCTGTTACAATAAGTGAAGGTATGCCTGGTACTACTCCAAATGCTGATTCTGCATGTAATCGTACGTTAGCATCAGGTGAATACCACATTAATTGAAAGTAATCATTTGCAGCAGCATTAACAAAGAAATTCCATGCTGCAACATAGTGAGCACCATTACCAACTAATTGTATAGATGTAGCAGAATCACTTATGTTGGTTCCATTTTTTCTAATCCATATCCATATCTCATCTGTTCCACTGTCTGTTTTATCTACTTGTGCTGAGAATTGTATATCATAAACTCCGGGATTCTCTACTTTAATATAGGTATTGAAAGGGCTTGTTGATCCTGAAATAGATACTCCATTTGAAATATCAGTTACATTCAAAGACATTGATCTAGCAGTACTTGCTACATTTGTCTGTGTTTGTGTAGAGTAAAAACTACCGTATGAACCAGTAGCTGTATTTCCCGTTCCACCTCCTCCCCCTGTTGAAGCATCAATAGTGACTATTCCTTTTCCATCAGCTGGCGATAAGGTAATATTAGTACCTGCTATAAGTTGGGTAACTCCTCCATTTGCAGCATAAGAAGCTGATAAGGCGTAAGATGAAGATACTGAGGAACCTCCTCCGATTTCGAGGATAGTTTGAGTATTACCTACTGCTTTTTTTAAGTATGCCTTACCATCATAGGTGTTAATAGCAATATCACCTAAAGCCAGTTGATTGACTGAAGGTGTACTTCCTGATACTCCTATGGGTCTAATTTGCGGCATTAATTTCTATAAGTTGTAAATACGTCTAAGATTGGGTCTACGACAGCGTGTCTGTGATTCTGCTTTAAAGTAACAACTCTAACTTTAGGAACTTCTAACTCCAACTTCAAAAAGAAGTCAAAACCTGAATCTTTCTTATCTCTTAAGTCACATTGGGACATATCCCCGCAGAAAACCATCTTAGAATTAATTCCTAGACGGCCAATCATTAATTCTGTTTGTCTCATAGAGGCATTTTGTGCCTCATCAATTAAAACAAAGCAGTTAGTAAATGTATTACCTCTCAAGAAACCAAAGGGAGACACTGTGACAACCCCTTCTGCTACCAGCTTATCGGTTTTTTCTTTTCCAATAAGTTCATACATTATATTATAAATAGGAGAAGTAAGGTATGATAACTTCTCATCTACATTACCCGGTAAGTGGCCGATATCCTCCCCGGCAGTTACGTATGGACGGGCAATAATAATCTTCTCGATATCCCTATTAAATAGCATATCTAAGGCTACTTGGACTCCTAGTAAGGTTTTTCCTGAACCGGCTTTGCCTTTAATGGCTGTAACGTCGTGAAGTAGAATTTCTGCTTTTGCTCTCTTCTGTTCTTCGTTTAAAGTAACTCCAAATTTAATTGGGGTCTTAGGTCTTCTCTTTTCTTTAAAAACCTCTGCGGTGTACGGATCGCTTGCCATAAATTTATTTACTTATAAATAGATTATAAAAAAAAAGCCTGGATTTCTCCAGGCTCTTCTTTAAGATTTTAATGGTTTATCTTACAAAGTGTTCAAGCCACTTACGTAGATTCTTCCATAAAATTCGGGTCTGACCATCTTCTTAGCGTATCTAGTCAAAAGACCTTTTCTTGGTACGAAAGTTTCAGGATCGTACACCAAAGGAGTCATGATCAATGGAATGTAAGGAGCAAATACAGCACCAGTTTCCAAGAATTGGCTACCTTTGAAGCCCATCAAGATGGTGTTTTCCTTCATGTAAGGGTTCTTGTAGATGGTGTATCTGTTGTTGATCTGACCCATCTTCTGTACACCGAAAGCGTAGCTAGCTACAGTAACGTCACCGTTAGAAGTAGAAGCGAAGCCTGGGATACTTTCCAAGATAGTAGCAACTGTTGGAGATACAACGCAGAAGTTAGCACCGCCACGCAAAGTTCTCTGGTGGATGATGTTAGACAATTTCTGCATTTTAGTTCCTAAAGTTTGGAACCACTGACCTTGAGTGTTGTAGAATCCAGTGTTAACAGAGAATGCAGTAGCTGACTCGTTGATAGCTTGGTTGTTAACAGCAGACCAGTACTCAGTACCAGCAGCAGCTGATTCGATCAACATATCAAGGATTTCCAAGTCAATTTCCAAAGAAATGTACTCAGACATTACAGCAGTCAATTCAGCTTCAGCATCCAAAGAATGGTAAGCATTCAAATCTTGAGCGAATTCAGGAGTCCATTGTGCCTTCAACTTCTTAGTCTTAGCAACGATGGCTTCAGATCTCATTTGAACGTTAATCTGAGGAATAACGATTTCAGAAGGAGATTCAGAGTTAGGAACTGCATAAGAAGCACCAGCTTCGAAGTCACCTCTTGCATTGTCTTTAGTCAACTTGTTGTATTCAACTACAAAAGCATTTAAAGTTGCGATTTCAGCAGTAGAAGCACTAACGAAGAATACCACGTTTCCACCAGAGAAGAAGGTAAATTCGTTCAAGTTTCTAGCAACAGTAACTGAACCTGAAGTGATAAGGAAACCTCTAACACCTAAGATGTCGATGTCTGCAGAGATTGATGAAGTAGGAACAGATAATCTCTTGATAGTACCGGCAACAGCAGAAGCAGAGAAATCTGAGTTAAAGTTAACATCTGCGAAAGATGCAGAAGTTGCAGTAGCAGTTACTCCGGAAGAAGAGAATTGGTTAGTAGAGTAGGTGAAACGACCAGCTCCGTATAAACCACCAGTTGAGGTGTTACCGAAGTTAGCAGAAGTATCACCGTACGTAGATTGACCGGAGGTAAAAGGATTCTTGTTAGTTCCGTATTGGAAATCCAAGAAGAATACTAGACCTGAAGGTAAGTTCATAGGCTGAACAGAAACGAATTCTTTAGCAGCGATCTGACCGAACACCTTACGCACTAAAGGTAAAGCGATACCAGCCCACTGTTCACCAGTACCGGCAGTGAAGCTAGCACCAGTTCCAGTTTGAGATTGCTCAATAACCAATTGCTTGGCTTGGTTCTCAAGGATCATTGACATATTATTCTTTTCAGTTTCGTTGCCCATGCCTTCTAAAAGGCCTGTAGCGCCCCACTTCTTTGACAATCTGGCAGCGTCAGATTGCAAACTCTGCCAGGGGTTAGCAGATTCTAATAATGATTGTACGTTTGACATTATATTAATGTATAGTTTTTGTTTTTATTACAAGCCTGCAAGTTTTTTCATTCTTTCGAATATCGGATTAACATCTACCACAGGCTGTTTTGGTGAAGTTCCGACGGGTTTTGAAGCATACCCTTTGCTTTCTCTTACCAACTCTTTCTTAGCTACTTTTTCAAGTCCTTCGTTTAGAGTTTCGAATACTAACTTAACTTCTTTTACTGTCTCAGCTTTGTCGAAAGCAGTTAATACTTTAACTTTTTGAGCTTCAGATAGGTTTTTAGCCTTGAAGATTTTGTTAGTGTAAAGAAGTTTTGAATTCAATAAGTTAATCTCATTTAATTCAGACTTCAGTGTGTTAATAGTTTCGATCGCTTCTGCTAATTCAGATTCCATAGCTCTCATTTTCTCAGTCTCTTTCTGCTGATGGTCTTTTCTAGCTTCTTTCATTGGCATTTCTTCTTCAGCAGCTACTTCTTCTTCAGTGCCCATTTCAGGCTCTTCCATTTCCATACCAGCTTCATCTTCCATCCCTTCATGGCCGGCTTCTAATTCACCAGCTTCGATCATTTCGTCTACCACTTCTTCAATAAACTTCTTCAAGTCCTCTTCAGTCATGTCTTCAAGGTCGATTTCAACTTCTTCCTCATCCCCTTCTTCGCCTTCTTCTTCAGATTCTTCCTCTTCGGTTTCCTCTTCTTCTTCTTCGGCTTCCATCATGGGCTCTTCAGTATCGTCAAGCTCTCTTAGAAGCTCTTCTAATTCTAATTCACTCATTTCGGTTTCGGTGGATTCAGTTTTCATTTCGTTTTCTTCCTCATCTTCCATGTTCATCATTTTCTTTTCGAACATTTCTTTAAGGTGTGGTGTGAAAGCCTCTTCTAATGCAGCTTTTGCATTAGTGATAGCAACTTCCTTTACAGCTTTTGCGTCAGCAATTGCTTCTTTTAACAAGTCTCTGTTTGTCATTTTCCTAATAATAATTTTTTTTTGGAAGTACGCTTATTAATGAGAGCGTAATAATTGTTTTGTAGAGTTTTTTTGGTACCGCATTAATCGGCAGTACATACAAATATAAATATAGATGTTTTTTCCAAAAATAAGAAACCCTCCTTTTTTAAGGGAGGGTCAATCAAGGGATACTATCCCAAGAGGGGTTAGAATATTGGACAGCTACCATGAGCACATAAAATCTCTCTTATAATCTCGTTAGCTTTGTTGTATTTATTTACAGTCTTTTTTAATCCTTCATGTAAAGGTGACATCCAAGAGCCTGGATTTGATGGAGTAGATACGAAATCCCAACACAGTAATTCAAAGTCATCTTGAACTTCTAATGTTTCTCCCATCTGTCTTACTGAACCCATTCCTCTAGACGATACACCGACGGTAATACCTGAACCGATAAGGGCTTGTAGAATATTTCCAGACGGGGTTGGAAGGATTTCAATTTTACCCATGATATGATCACCGTCCCACCAAATATCTTTGATGTTGTGACATACATTCTTAAGGTTAATTACAGTAGATTCAGGGTGATCTAACTCACCAACTGCTCTATTTTGTCTAACAGAATCCATATACTTATTGATTTCTCTGTCCCAAATCTTTCTGCTGTAATATCTTCCGTTACCGTTCTTTACTTCAGCAGTTGCTAAAACACCTTCTACTAGTGGAAGACCAGAACCGCCCTTTGCTTCCGTTAATTTGAAAGCACGGGGTTGGAAAGATATAGTTTCAATAAGTAAACTCTTATCCATTATTTTAATTTTAAATTCTTGTTTTTAATTAACTCTCTAACCATACCGGACCAAGATTCTTTCTTTAATTTTGAATGTGCTTCTATCTTTTTAGTAAGCTTTTCTTTTTCAGCATTGGTTAGTTTATTCATGAACTGAGTTTTAAAAGCAGGATCAGCATCCATCTGGTTAACATACTCTTTAAACTTTTTTGGATTACTATCCGCCATATTTAGCATCATTGCTCCAGTCGGCATACTGCTGTTATCTGCTTCCATTACAGTAACGTCTTTACCTGCTGCTGTTTGCATGGCTGATTTATCAGTTACTTTCTTAGCAGCTTGAGCTTTCTTCTTTTCATACAAAGCTTTTCTCTTCTCAAGTAGAGCGATATCATTTTTAAGCTCTTTTACTGCTTTCTTGTCAACATATTCCTTAACGTCGTCACCTTCAGTCACGGTCATTTTATTAGTAAGCTCTTCAATCTTCTCTTGAACTTTTCCAATTCTATGATCCCAAGCAGCTACTTCTGCCATTCTATCGATTTCGGCAAGGTGCTTTTCGATAGCTCTTTTCTTAGCTTCGTTTAAAGAACCATCTCCGTACGGAGGTAAGTCTTTTTCTCCCCAACCTAAGTAACTACCGTATCTTAAAGCAGTTGTACGGAAGTTTTTAGCTCTTAAGAAATCTCCTTCAGAGTAAGCTTCCATCCCTTTATCGTAGTAGTAATAAGCCATCTGCTCGTTTTCTTGATCTTCTTCATAATCCCCGTCGGAATCGCCGAACATTGCTTCATTTAATTTAACAGGTTCCATTCCTGAAGATTTGTATTTACCTGTTAATTTAACTTTAGGTTCAATACCTAATGCATAGTTTCCGTAAATATCTTTCGGTAATCCAGGGTGCTCAGATGTATACCCTACACCTCTAATACCAAACTCTCCGTCTTTTACGTAGAATAAAGGATCTTTTTCGAGGTTTTTAACTACGATTGCTTTGATCTGCTCTTCTGTTTTTTCAACATTCTTAGGATCTCTCATTTCAACATAATAACCTTTCAGCATTTCAGCTGTAGAGATGTTATTGTTGTTTTTAGCTTTGTAATCGTAGCCGGCAGTTTCTTTTTCAACTACTTCTTTGTCTGTATCTTTTACGGTAGCAGCTACATTCTCATTGAAAATCTTAAACCAGTCTTTACCGGCAGGATTGTTTGCTGATACTAACGTAATAGTCTCGTTGATAATTCCTTTCTCAGTAAGAGAGTGAATAACTTGATTAAACGTTTGAACGTTAGTAATATACTGAGGGAATTGAGCTTTAGCTTCTTTTAAGAAGATTTCTTTATTGCCTTTACCTTCTTTGATAAGATTGTATTGATTTTGTAGGCTTTTCATATGTTATAAATAGGTATTGTTTATTTCCAAAGATCTTTATACACCATACCCTTAGCTGCTTTACGTACTTTATTCTTATTGACAAGCTTCCAGCCCATCTTTAAGTAGTAGTTACGGGAAGTACCTTGAGCATTTTTATTTGGATTAAAAGCATAGGGTGTGCTATACGCACCAGCTGCTCCGGAGGTTGACATCTCCTTAAGTTGTTTCTTAAGCTCGTCTTTTAGCTGCTGTCTTGTTGCCATTATAGTTCATTAACAAGTTCGTAATATTGTAACAAGTTAATGATTGCATCGTTAGCTACTTTTTCAGTCTTATCTAAAGGTTTTACATACTTAAGAACTTCTGTAATTTTGATCTTAAGAACTTGATCTTTAATACCGGCTGTTTTCTCCTGCAGTAACCCGCGTACTTCTACGATTCTTGTATTGTAATAATCCTTTAACTTGTCTGTATTATCCACTGAGGTGATCACCTCTCTTAGAACCTCTTTTTGTTTTAATGTCAAATGGTCATACTTCTCATTAAATTTCTCAAGAAGCATTTTATAAGTTAAGATTCTTAAATCTTTACTATATCCTTTGTATTCTTCCATTAACTCATCTGTTTGAACTGCAGCAGGAGCTTTAGTTAAGTGTTCGAGGATTGTAATCTTGTTATTAATAACAGTCTCAGGAACTACTTTATCCGATGATTGATTTTCAATCAAGTTATTTAATGCTGCAAATACTTTGTAATTAGTTACTTTAGCTTTAAAGAATTTTTCTACGTTGTAGCTGTCTTTAATTTCTCTAACTAGGTTGTACTTCTGCTTTCTAATTTCTGATCTTTTTAACTTAGTGGATGTTTCTACTAAGGTATTGATGACCATCTCAGCTTTAGCTTCACTTAGATTCTTGTAGGCAGTGACTTGCTCATAAAGTCTATATTCTTTTCCTAATTCAGTGTTAACGAAATATTTTTTAAGAATATTGATAGCAGCAGAATTCTTGCCCTCTAACGTATCGGAGGTGATCTGCCTTACCAGAAGTTCAAAAAGAAGTCCCGTATTTTTAAATTTTGAATGTTTTATTGACATCTATCGATGGTTTTTTAATAAATATATGCTGATTATTTATTCCCTAATTTGACTCTCGTCTAATAATCCATTTGCTTTTCTTTCTGCTTCAAAAATCATCTTTTTGGGAGCTAGACTATCAAGAATCTTTTTGTGTTTTGTGTATTCTTTCTTAGTATTCTCTAATGCAAATGGTGAAGTATTATCTCTACCGTAACCCTGTTGGTCATCAGTCTTCATTCCCTTTCTACCTAACCTGTCTAACCCTAAAGGATCGTTGGTAGTATTGATATTAGAAGCTTTTTCTTCTGGGCGACCGATAGGGCGGTCTCTATCATATCCGTCCGGTACTGATCCTGGTCTATCGTAGACTCTACCTTTACCGTAGGCTGTTGCAATGTCGTGAGGAGTACCGTAGGTTTCTCCAGTCTCTAGAGGATCGTTTCCTTCATTTTCAATTTGAGATACTCTAAATTTACGCTTAGCATCCTGAAGTACTAATTCTCTCATTTCGTCATATTGATCTGAGCTTAGGTGGAAAATGTTATCGTAAATCCAATCAGAGGAAATCAATTGAGAATCCATCATCGATTGAGCTAGATCCATTTTTTCTTTTAATAACATTACTCTTTCTTGATCATAAATGATAGATGGAGTTGTTAATGATAATTCAAAATTGGTTAGTGATTCGTCTCTGTAGCCTTGGATGTATAAATGCACAAATGCAATCTTATAAAGCTCAGAAACCATGATTCTTTGAATCTTTTCTACTGTTCTACCAAAGCGAATATCTTCAGCAGCCAAAGTAGCTTTACCTTGTAGCTTTTCATCATACCCTAAGAATGCTTTTGGAATTCTTAAAGCAGCGAATAGCTTGTCTCTTAAGTAATTTACGTCAGTAATACCGTCGTACTGTAAGCCTCCTAAAGTATCAATCTTAGTTGCAGTATCATTACCTCTAACTGGAACATAGAAATCTTCCATTAAGTTCTGCATGTTGTACTTTAAGTTATATTCACCTGTTTGTTGGTCAATATAAGGAGTACGCTTCATTTTAGAGATAGCTTTCTGCATAAAGTTTTCTACCTCTGCAGGAGGGATACCGCCTACGTTCATATAGAAAATTCTCTTCTCAGGAGCCCTTACAATTCTGTGAATTAACATAGCATCTTCCATTAATGTATACTGCTTAAATAATTTACGGGCAGGTTCAATATAAGAACGGCCGTAAGGTAGGAAGTTAACATCTGTTAATAAACGGAAGTGAGCTACTTCGTAGTTATCAAAATAAATTGATTTAGCATCATGCTGATTCGGTGTCTTAAAATAACCGTAAGTATCAGCAGCTAATCCATCGGGATCGTATCTGAATCTAACTGAGGTTGGATTTTCTGGATCGTAATGTTCTTGTCTTTCGATATTAAATGCAGCAAAAGGAATTACGTTATAAACGCCGTACTTCTCTGAAGCTTCCAATTTTAAGAAGAAGTCTCCATACTTACACATATTCCTAATCCACCAGCTTAAATTAAACTCAATATTTAATACATCGTAGTAGAGGTTGTAAAGGATCTTTTGAATATTCTCATCATTTGATCTGATATGAAGAACTTCTCCCATATCATTCTTAAGGGTGGATTCTTCTGAGAGAATGTCAAGGGCTGAAGCAATAATTGCGTCAGTATCCATTGCATCATACTCTGAGTATAATTGGGTCCTAAGTGTTTGGTAGTTAAAAGATGATTGATATCCGTAGAGTGATGTAGGGGAGGTGGTGTAGATTCTATTGTATCTAGCCATCAAGGAATTATTCTCTAACTCTCCTGACATTTGAATTTGGTTTGTATCAGCTACCTTTAACTGATCCCCACCGACGTTCCGGATAATAACATCTGTAGAAAATAATCTACGTAATCTCGAAAATATACTGGTATCAGCCATTGTTTAGTAATAATATAAGTATAAATAGTTAATAAATCCAGCTTATATCTTCTTTTCCTCCTTTACCATTGTCAATCTCATAAGGGTTGGCAACGTGAGAAGGTAAATAGATACCCTGATAGGAGGGTTTTGTAACTGTGATATTGTTTAGAGCATTGCGGGTAAGGTCTAATCCCTGCTGACGGAATTTTAAAGCCGTGTCTCTAATGTACATCGCTGTTCCGAAAGCCATTACTAAGTCATCATTATACCCACCTTGAGCTTCTGCTCTACCATTCTTCCATATAAACACCTTCATCTCTTCGATTAAACGCTTGGAATGAATGGTAACCGCCTTTTCATTAACGTATTCTTGAAATTTACCGATAACTAACGGTCTAGTTCTGGCATTCATAGAGAATCCAGCTACCATATTTGAGTTATGATCGTACTGATCGAAGTAAGAATCGGCTGATATGTTACCTCCTTTAGGTGAATAGTACAGGTTGTCGTATCCTCTTTCAATAACAGTCTGGATAGTAGACCATCCAATAGAAGCATTTTCGATTACGAGTAGGGCTTGGTTGTATTCTGTTGCAATACCTACTAGTAAATGACCAAATTCTTTAGTTCCTAGCTGTCCTTTATATTCTCCTACTTGAGTATTGTTCTCGATGTCTATTACATGGAAGGTTGAATAGTCTTTTCCATCACCTCTAGCTACGTCGGCTACTACCATGTAGCTTCTTGAGTAGTCAACAGGTTCCCAAATCCATAAATTCATGTCTGCTCCACGTTTTTCCATTGGTTCAGTCATGTAGGTCTGCTGATAATATTCTAAATACTCTCCGTAGAATACAGTATCCCCGGAAGTAGCAAAGTCACAATCACATTCCTGTGCTGCAAGTCGTGGATCTCCTAGTAAATTATCTTGAGCATCCCTCCAGGTTTGGTTTCTTTCCGGGTGAACATACCAAGGTAACTTAATTGGTAGGAATTCATTCTCTTTTGCTTCAGCTCTAACCCAGGTTTGGTGAAACCAGTTACCAGTTCCGTAGGGAGTTGATAGTACAATCGCACCACCGCCCGTTGCTAACGTCTGTTGAGCTGATGCCCATGTTTCGGCAATGTTATCAATGAACGCGGCCTCATCAATCAACAGCAGAGATACCGCTTCTGAACGAGCAGCATCTGAATTTGATGATTTGGCTGTGATTTTTGACCCGTTTGACAGTCGTAAACTCAGTTTATTCTTCTCCTGTGCATCGATTCTTAACCAAGAAGGTAAGTTATCGTACATAAATTGCACTTTTGACACCAAGTTACGTGCAGTTGCCTGTGTAGTTGCTAAGGTTAGAACGTTTTTATCCTTGTGAAAAAGCATTAACCACAGTGCATATCCTGCACCTAAAGTTGAAATACCTAGCTGTCTTGACTTTAAAATGATAGAATATGGGTTTTCTTGGAAGTGAGTCAGTACTTTTTCCTGGAAAGGATATAGGTGAAATAAGATTCTACCCCTTAATGGGTGCTGAATGTAGCAATACTTCTTCATAAAGTGTACGGGGTCAACCACACACTTAACGTATTCCTGTCTAATGACTGCTTTTAAATCTTGTTGACTCATAGACCGATGAAGATACTTAATAGGACTGACAGTATACCTAAAGCATACGCTCCATTTCTAGCTGTTCTAAGATTGTCTATTTCTTTTTTGTAAACTCCTATAATTGTATCTTTGTTATTAATAACTTCTCTATATTTTAATTCATTATCTTTAAATAACTGAATAGTACTATCTCTATGGAAAATAATAGTATCTTTAGCAGTAATAATCTCCTGCAGAGTACTAATAGAATCACGGGCAAAACCTAATTGCTTCCCGCAGTAAACTCTTTCCTCTTTAACAGTAATTGCTTTTCTTAAAGCATTACAAGGTACACAGCAAGTATCACTTGAAACTTTCTGCGAATAGAGAGGCGACATCGCTATTAGACATAGCACTAATACGCTTAAGATCTTCTTCATGTTCTTTTTGTTCTTTAGCAGCCTCGGCTGCGGTTTTACTTAATTTTTTTTCTAGTCTGTTAATTTTGTTTTCTTGAATATCTACTAATGAATCTAACTGTAACATTTTTTTGTTGTTTAATTCAATTTCGTTATTCAACGAATCAATTCTTCTTTCGTAGACTGAGGTGTCTGGTAGTTTTTCTTGTGGTTTGAAAAAACGGCTGTAAACGATGCCTCCTCCGAAAACTAGGATTATAATCCAAATTATAGCTTGTTTCATGACTTGTATATTTTTAATTTTAGAGTACCGGTGCCTTTTATGACCCTATGCCACTCATGTCTCTTTATAAATATAGATTCATTTAAAGAAGTTGGCAAGCTATTATCTAACTGTAACTTCCAATCTGTTTCTCCAAGTATCTCCACGGTTCTATCTTCGTCATCTCGATGCCATAGTAAATGTATCGGATCTATATTTTCATCAAACTCACGAATGATATATTCGTCAGTAACTTTTAGGTCTCTGTAGGGGTTCTCCATTCTGCTAATCCTTCTAGTTGTTCTTCTGTCCAGTGAGTATAGTAATTGGTTAATTTAAGACTATTTGACTTAGAAAGCAAGTCTGCTAGGTCTTGTACTACCCATAAATAACAATCCGGAAAGTTAGTGGTTATTCCGTTAATGATAAAAGGAGATCTTGGATCGTTATCTAATATTAGTTTATTACTGCTCTTAAAAGCGAGGTTTAGTTCCTTGGTTTTTGCTTCTAAGGTTTCTTCCTCATATAGTTCGTAATCTAGTAGGTAGAAGATACATACTTTATAAAGTTGTACATCGGCGTTGTGAACCTGAGATGTTATAATATCTAAAGTAGTCTCTTCAATTGTATATTCCTGAGAGGTTGTAATAAATTTAGCGAATGGGCAGATAGGGATATTGCTTAATTCCGGTCTAGGGATTGTAAGTTCGTCAAACCATTTTTTAAGCTTTTCTACCATATTAGTTTATTGTATAAAGGTATGAGCGTATTCGGTATAACAATCATCGAAATGAGAGTAATTAACAGTTAACTCTTCCCCGACTTCTATATCTTTAGATGCTACCATATACAGAGATCCGCTAGTTATTGAATTAGGGTTACTGCTATGGTTTTGAAAGACTGAATGATCGCATGAGGAGTAGTAGTAGTCCTCTTCTTTCCAGAAGTATACATCTACAAAGTTTTTTTGAGTACCGTTTAGTTTTTCAAGATTATCTTTATGAATTTTGATATCTAAGCCTTCTATAAATTCCCAAATAATAGTATCTTTCTTGATATACTCTTTTGCAAAAACTCCAAAGCCTTTATCCTTAGTTTTCTCAATATAAGTACTAATGGTAAACATTTATTTGCTTGCTGAACTAATATCGTAGTAGAAAGAATCTGTATCCTCGGTAATCCATTTATCAGCTACTGATTCGACTGCTGGTAGTACTTTGTCAACTTTAATATCTTTAGGATCCATAGGAAATTCTGCAGTTACCCAATTGGAGTCTCTCCAGTATATTCTATTGTTTGGCATACAAAGTAGATAACCCTCGTCTGCTACTAGTATGTGTCCGGCTTTATAATCAGTTGGTTCATCAGAATATGGATTATCATACCAATCCACAGTGAATAGGTATGTTGCCCAAACTTTAGTTTTATCTCTAAGTAATACCTGACATCTTTTTTCCATAAGAAAAGAGTATTTTTTAACTGTTACATTATAATCAAAACAATCCCAGAGTTGTTTATAATAAAAAGGGATATCTTTTTTAGGTTCTTCTATAAAAATTTCTGACAGTGGTACACGGGATCTTACCATACCGTAATCGGTCATAACATGAAAGGTTAATATTTTACCTGTTACAGATTGAATTGCGAATGCGTAAGCATTGTCATATTTATTCTCATCTTTTACATTATGAGTAAAATGAGAGCGTCTTACTAGACATTTAAAATACGGAATATTCTCATTCAGCATTACTTTTATTTTCTATAAGTAATTCACCTAGTACCTCTAAACGTCCTACTTCTCTTTGAAACTCAATTTGAGTCATATCTAAAGAGATTTTTTTATATGTTTCGTCAAACTCTTTTTTAGCTGCTTCCATATCTAATTTTCCTGCAGCTGCTTTTTTATAATAGGGACCTTTAACTTTGAAGTGATGCCAAGTTAACAAAGATAACCCTCCTTTTTCGTGAGCAGTATCTGCAATTTTAGCTGCTCCTTTACCTCTAGTTTCCGCAAATTCGTTGAAAGTCTCTTTAACTTCTTTTAGTAAATCTAATAGTCTCATTTTTTCTTTTTATTTTTTTTCCAACTTCCACCTTTCTTTTTATACCACTTAGAAGCCCAGAGGTTGGCATAGGCAGAAGGGTATTTATCAAATTTCGCTCTAGCAGCAGATTTTGCTCTAGACCATAGCTTTTTATTGGTTGGTGTATAATCTGATTCTAAGATTTGCAGTATTTCAGTAACTCTTGCTTTCTTAGTATTCGATACGAACTGCCCAGATGCTTTCTTTTTCTTTTGAGCAGTGGCTGCTCTTTCAGATTTAGATAAGGACTGTGCTTTTGCTATAGGTAAACAACGATCAGGTCTTTGTTTATTCTTTGAAGTTCCACAAGCACCTGCAATATCACCATCAGAATCTATACGCACCCACTTCTCTTTAACCCAATCTCTCAGGCTACGTTCTTCTAATACTTTTCGGATGAGTAGGCGTAGATTTTCCATATTACCAGAATCCTGAATAAGATCCTTTTAATCCAAGTAGAGAAGCATATCTTGGTAATCTACATGCCCAATAACCCGGTTTTGTTTTATCCTTCTTTTCAGCACAGTTGTGTCTTTTTGCAAAGTTTGTTCTGGCTTCTGAATCATTTATTTTAGCTGTTAGTCCTGTTGTACCTCCGAAAGAAACTTTCTTTACTTTCTTAGTTTTAGGATTCATTACATAAACGTAGAATTTTTTAGATCCACCTCTTTTAGGTTTTCCTAAAGCTACTTTTTTACCTTGATACTCAGCTTCACCTAAAAATAAACCTACCTCATCTCTAATTTGATACCAATCATCGATAGTGGCATACTTTAAGAAATCAAGAAAATCGGTAAATGAACTAAAATCAAGTTTATCTAAAAGGGAAGGGTTATCCTTTACTTGTGATACTAGTTCTTTAGCACCAGCTGAGCTTAGAGATATTTCTTCTATCGATTCTTCTTCCTCTATCGGTAGGTCTAAAGGAACTCTTTCTCCTTCAAACATTCCGTATTCTCCTAAATGAGTCTCTAATAAAATATGCTCGTCTTCTTCTCCAACATTTAAAATACCTCTTGAATATAATGTTCTTGCTTCTTTCCATAAATTGATAAAGGCAGTTGAACCGTATCTAAAAGTATTTTCTGTTAAAGGTTTTCCGTTCTTGATATGATATAAGAGGTTCTCTGAGATTGGTTGCTCAAATAAAACACCTTCGGTTAATAAAGGAGCTTTAGTTTCGCAAGTATTACATCCGCAGCTACACATGTCTATAAATATTAGGTTAGTTTGTCATAATGAATCTTCATAGTTACTGCCTTACCGCCCTCTTTGGGAACACTAGATGCAGGAAATACTCGGATTTCTATGCCGTATGGTTTGTTAATATGGTGTGAAAATACAACTACGGGGGTCTTTCCAGCTTCTTTTACGTCTTCTAATGTTCTGTAGATCTTAGAAACCTGTACTGTAATTGTATTATTGTTTAATTTAAAATCATTTGGAGAAAAACTTCTCTCTACTACGATGACGGGGAACGATTCAGGTTTACCGAAAATAAATTCATTATCGAAAGTATCTGGAAATTCATCGATTACTACTTTACCGTAGTTTCGTCCGTCGTCGGTTTGCATAAAATACTTACCCTCCTTAGCATCAGGTCTTTGAACTAGCTTCATATTAGGTATTTCACCTTTACTAGCTTTCTGAATAAAGTTGTCGTAAATATCTTTTAATCTTGTTTTACTGCTTTCCCATCTGGCTTCTCCGTCTTTTTTAATAGAAACTCCTAGAGTTGTATTTTCTCCGGACATTAAATCAGCATCTGGCTTATAATATTCTCCTGTTTTAGTTTTTGAATTATCAACTACAGAAGTTATATCTTTAGCTTCTACTGTAGTGTTTCCGGAATGAATTTTAATGTCAGCTGTTCCTCCGGCCTGTTTGATTAATTCGTTTAGAATGCCTCTAAAGGTCTCTTCGTTTTCTTTTCCATGACCTCCTCCTACTTGAGCAGAAGCTGGTTTATGAATAACTTCAATGTTACCTTTTTTCATTCCACCTGACCCGGATCCTGGAATGCTTAAATCTCTTTCGTATCCTAAATCTTCTAATCTATCAAAAAATTCTTGTCTTGGTATATCGGTAATAACGCCGATTCTATTTCTATTTCCTGCTTTAAATAAACTACTAGTGTCTAAATCAAATTCAGTTGCTAGGTATTCAGCTTCTTTTCTAGCCTCAGGGAACAATAGGTTGTAATCGTCTTTTGCCACTTCTGAGATTGGTATTTGAATTTCTTCTAATAACTTAAATAGCAGTTCTTTATCTTTAGGGTCGCTCATATCAGGATATCCTTTTGGGAATTTCCAAGAGACTCTTCTAATAAATTTTTCGATTATATCCATTATAATTCTAATTCAGGTTCTTCAGCAGCTACTTCTTCTGCACCTACTTCACCTCCCTCTCCGGGAAGTGGTTCGTTTAATGCAGCTTCCATACTACCGCCTCCACCGCCTCCGGTGCTTCCTCCGCCTCCTGTTGATGCTCCGCTTGCACCTCCGAATTCATCTCCTAATTCAGGGTTAACTGTTTTACCGTATCTTAGAATACGTGCAATCCTTGACATTGCCATTTCCTCTTCTCCTAAGTTTAGTAAGTAGTATTTCTTACCTTCAATCTCGGCTACCCAAGATCTCCCTAAATCAGATAAATAAAAGAATTGGTCGTTTTCAAGAACAACTCTGAAGGTGGGCGGTTTTGGTGCTACCCATTCAATGTCTTTTACAAATAGATTAAATTGAGAAGACATTAGGTCGGTTAGAATAGATATCAAGTCAGGAACATGATTTAAAACCTTATATTCTTTGTATTTGTTAATACCCTTCCTTTGTAGTTTTCCTACAATGGTTTTTTTAATCAAGGACCTGAGCTGGTGTTTATTCATTATATGCTAAAGTTACGAAGTTTTATCTCATAAAGCCACCCTTGGTAGCAGTATATTCCATTACTTTAGACATCTTTAGAGTTTTATTCATCTCTTCAGATACATTATCAAAATAATGTCTTTCTCTTAAATTTACAGGCTTTCTTCTTTTTAAGTCAAAAGGAGTTAAGAAAGGCTTTCCTTCTGAATAAGAGAATACTACTTGGTAGATTTTGCCGTCAGCAGCTTTAACAACATCGCCGATATTTAAAGCACTGCCTTCATCGTCCCTAACAGGTTCACCGTTGTGAATCAAAGGAGTGGTTGTGGTTAATGATTCACCGTCTAAGTAAGTTCTTACTGAACTGATGTAATCTTCTGCTTTGGTTAACTTAGATTGAATCCATGCTTTTAACTGAGTATTATCATCCATAGAATCAAATAGGTCTTTTGCATTCTTAACGATAGAAATAAGCTGTGCTTTAGCCATCTTACCTTCGTAGTCTGCATGCATTCCTTCGGTTAATCCTGTTCTTTGGATTCTGGTTAATTCGTCGTCAATAGCTTTTTTTCTAGCCTGCAGGGCTTTTACTTCTGCATCTTTAGCTGCTTTTTCAGCAGGTGATACTTCAGCTTCTTTTAACTTCCCTAATACGTTAGCGACAACCTTATGTTTTAATTTAGAGTCTTTGGCTGCTTTCTTCATAGGTTCTTTAGTATTACCGTCTTTATCTAAATCTAAGAAATCAGGTTTAGCTCCTTCTTTAAAAGGTCTAGGACATGGGGTTCCTTTAACGTGAACATGTCCACATCTTCCGCATAGAGTGCCTTTCTTTTCAGTAAGCTGCTCATCTTTTTTTATAGATTGCATGAAATCGTCTAATTGTGCTTTATGTCCAGGTAATATATCAAAATTAGCTTTTAACAAGCTATACACTCCAACTTTAGGATCTTTGAATTTATGCATCAATTCGTTGCCGCTATGAATTCTATACTTGTTTAAAAACTCTTCATACTTAGTGTATAAATCGTCAAAGAGGGGTTGATACTTACTAATACCTTCCTCCATCTTTTTCTTACCCATAGCCTGTAGTTTTGCAGCTACAGCCATTTGAACTCTTTTATCTTTCGATTTACCTTTAAATTGAGGAGCATCAGACTTTTCAAAGTCCTTGATGTATTTCTCCATAGAAGCATTCTTACGGATAGGCATAGAATTAAGCGTCAAAGTATTTTTCGTATAAGCTCATTGCATCAACTGCAGGAACGTCTTTAGCTGTTAATTCGTCATAATGTACCATAGACATTGGCTCTCCTTTAGCACTCATCTTAATTGCTTTTTGAGCTAAGTCGTGTAGGTCCATATCTGTAGAAGCATCTTCTCTTGCAAATTCAAGCATTCTGATAAACAAAGGAACATCCATGCTGATGATATCAACAGGATTTTCTTCTTGTGAAGGTTTTTCTGCTTCAAACATTTGAGCTCTTAGGGATTTTACACCTTCGTCAGTCAAGTGCTTTGAATAGTATTCTTTAAAATACTTTTTACCGGCATCTCTACTTGCATCTTCATTTTCTAAATCGTAACCTTCTTCGTTTGCCCATTTTGCAAATTTTTCAAAAGGTACTGTAATGTCTTTTGCGTTTTCTAAATCTTTTTCTGTTGCTACGCTAAAGATGATGTTTGAAGGAGCTTCCGTTGGTTCAAAAAGCACATCTTCAAAACTGGTTATTTTACCGTGTATAGCTTGGTCGTATTCCTGAGTAGTGGTAGGATCACTGTCGTTTTCAGCCATTAAGACATGCTTACGTCTCCAGTTTGACATGTTGAAAGAGTTCGTCATATTGATAAATAGCTTTATTTCTTTAACTTTTTTAAGTATTCTATAGCTTCTTCTTTCTGTTTTAGGATTTTTTCCCTGTTAACTTTAGACCAGCTTTCAACTTCTCCTATTTCTGTTACAAACCCGTCGTTACTTTCATTCAATAAGTCATCAACCCAAATTTCGTAATTGTTAATCATTCCGTCAATTTCAGAGTTTTCAACCTGCTTTTGGTATTCATCCCACTTACCTGTTCTTTTTAATTCTGTTTCGAATTTAACATGGCAGTCAAAGCAGTGACGGTGGATTTTATAAAACTGATTGTCGTAACGGTGCTTCATTAAGGCTTTACAGTCCGGGCAGAATAGAGGTGTTAAAGCAACATCTCTTACTGCTTGTAGTTTTGAGATGGTTTGTTTAACTCCGTTCTTGATAGTCCATTGACGACTATCCTCTTCCCAGATTTCCCCTTCCTTTCTTTCAATGTAATCTTTTGTATAGCCGGAAGAAACAGCAGTTTTTTCTCCTGTCTTTCCTTGAACTAAATTACGTAAACGTTGAAGATCTGCTCCTCTAAATTCTTTCTTTAAAACCGATTCTGACATAAATTATTTTTTTATTACTTTAAGAATCTCTTCTTTAATAATTGCTTTGAGTTTAGCTTCATTAAAGGATTCTTTTTGTTTTAATGTGTGTCTAACTCCTGCATTTTTCATTACTGTAGATACAATGCTCTGAGTTCTACCTTTGCTGGTATTTTTAGCATTTGGGAATACTAAAGTATCACCTGCTACTTCATAATGAACTAGGTTAGGTTTTCCGGCTCTAGTTTTAATGAAATCATCAATAGCTGCTTTAGTTTTAACTGGAAATTTAACTCCTGTATCTTTTTCGATCTTTTGCTTTGCTCTAGGAGAAGAAGGTCCGAAGAACTCTTCCATGTCCTTAGGGGTTACTTTACCGGTTCTGATATTGGATAAGTAGATACCGTAGTTGTTTTTATCTTCTAATGCTTTAACTGCATCCTCAACCGTTGAAGGAGCTTCAGGGATTAACACTATGTCTTTATCGGCTGCGATCCAGCTTCCTGGTCCTTGCTCTTCTTCGTTTTCAAATATATTTTTCATGTTTATAGGTTAGGTAAAGATAATTGTTTTAAGTAAGGTTTCCAAATTTTAAGGACACTTCTTTTCTCTTCTTGAGAAAATCCTCTAGATTCAAACCAATCGTTAATTACATCAATAAAGGGTCTCCTTTGTTTTTTAGCTGAGAAGTACATTCCTTGAAGCATTGGTTCAATTTCTGATCTTAAAGTAGGGTATTTAGATGTTGGTAATTCACCTGCTTTTATTTTCTCTCTACGGGCTTGATCAGAGTTTCTTTTTTTAGATGCTATTAAGTTAGTTCCTTGTTGGGTTAGATGTTCGATTTCATGTCTCATAAAATCTTTGAGGTCGAATGCAATCTTTTCCCATAATTTAGGTAACTGTTGAGTATCAATCTTAAAATCAGCATGAATAAAAGCATCTTCATCTTGATTGCCGGCATTTGCTCCTCCGTCTACAGAGTAAATATCCTCATCAACGAATTCAGCATCTGCTGTTAAATCGAATTGAAGACCGGTTTTTTCATCTATAATGTACTGTTCAAAATGACTATTACTGTTACCAGCTTCAAAGTCTTCTTTCCACTTTCTAAAAACCATTCCTGATAATCTATTAGAAAGACTATCATATTTTCCTTCTGCCATTATTGGTTCGTCGTTATGATCACCGGGTGCAAATCCTTTAATGTATCTAACCCCATTATCTCCTCTTAGACTATTCTCCCAGCTCCGGAAAGACATGTTACCTCTTTCATAAGCTTCTCTTTCAAGAGATTTTAAAAAATCATCTTCATTTACATTTGTAGTTTGTATATTACCAAGTCTACCTTCTAGGTTTTGACAGTGGTGAATCATCTCATGAGCAAATGATCTTAAGATATCTTTAGGGTGTCTACCGGTAACATAAAGTACAATTAATTTTTGATTAGGATCGTAATATGCGGTTTTCCCTAATGGATTTTTTGCATTGTCTTCGTCCTCTACGAATTCGATTTCAGGTGCAGGATCAATTGTTAAACCTTGATCATACATATGTTTTGTGAGGTCTGTAATGTATGGAGCTAGTTCTTCTTCTAGAGGCTTATATCCTGATCCGTAAGGTGCTGCTTTTCCTGATTGGGGGTCTGAGGATTCGTTTTTAGAATGAAAATTAATAAACCAATTTGCTTGACGCTTATCATGCGGGGTAGCGTTCTGTCTACTCTTAAGTTTTTTAGCTTTTGCAATAGTTACATCTCCTCCGTATAGTTTTGAGATCTTAGCTTTTAATGTACCAGGAGCACCGTCGTTTGTTCTTTTGCCTTTGTAAGATTCTGCAAGCATTGATGTTAACCTCACATCTGGGTATTTGTCCTGAAGGGTGGCTACTGCATCTACATTCTTTTTAGAATCATCCCTAAATTCAATATCGTTATATCCTTTGTGTATCTGCTGTTCAATCCACCTTGCTTTGTCCATTGGGTCAGCAGACCCTAAACCCACCACATACGGTTCAATACCAAATTCATCTTTAAGGTATTTTTTAACTGGGTAACCTAACATTCTAGCAGTTAAGATTGTGGTCTTTTCAGTTGGGTTATTGTAGGATCGGATTAGATCTTGTACATTATCTCCAATGGGTTTTGCCTGTCGAATAATCTTATTGAAATCTGAGAAGTTAAATGTATCTCCTTTTTGTGGGTTGTATACTGCATACTCACTTGGGGTTAATTCTGACTTAGTTCCATCAGCGTGAGTAATTCTAATCAATGCCTGTATGTGAGCTAGAGTATCATCAAAATCAAAAACTCTTAATTTTTTACTACTTCTACCTTCTTCTAATTTTGTATTTAGAGCATTTAAGTATTCTGAGGGGGATACTCCAAAAGGTAAAAATTGTTTTATTTGTGCTACATCTTTATTCAAGATTGCTTTTCTTAGATCAGTTGCGCTACTGTCACCAATGTTTGCTTCTGGGAAGTTATTAATGGTAACGTTTGGCATTTTAGCTAAGCCTTTAAATCTAGCTGCATCATCTTTACCGAAAATTGCAACATACTTTTGTTCCGGATTAGCTTCGAATTCTTGATATGCTTTTAATACTGGGGATGGAATATCGCTGATTTCAAAAGTAACGTTATCAGGTACTAAATTTTTCTTTTTGTATAAATCAAAAATAGCCATCGCTTCTTGAGCACTTACAGCTGTTTCGTCATTCTTAGCAACAGGGTTAGGTCCAATAATAACTTTAACCTGATCTGCTATCTTTGCAGCTGCTTGAATACGGGCTAAATGGTCTTTATGAGGTGGTTTAAACTTACCTGGGAAGATTGCTATTGTTTCAGCTTCTTGTTCTAATAATAGAGGTTTGATTAAACCCATAACTAAAGAACCGTATTTCTCTTCTAATGCAGCAACAGTATCTAAAGCTTGCTGTTTACCGTCTCCTTTAGGTGTTCCTTTTTCAGCAGGGCCTACTTTAATAGAAGTCTTAAAAAATCCTTTAACTCTATTTTTTGATCTAGGATTTTTAAACTTTTTAATTTTTTCTACGAATTGTTCGAATGTTCCGTCTAAATTAAAGTCTTTTAATAATCTTTTAACATCTTCCCAGCTAGTAGATTCCCAAACGGTATTACTGTCTAATTGTCTGTAATTTTCATCTAGAGTAACAATCTTCAAAGATAATCCTGAAGTATCTAAATGGAATTCGTATTCCTGATTAGGGCCTAGGGAAGGAACGTCTTTGATTCCCATTCTCTTAAATACCTGTTCAGGATCTTCTTCTAATAAAGGAGTTTTAACTAACCCTAGAATTAATCCTTGAATTTCAGCAGGGTAATCTAAAACAACTTTCTTGAAGTCACCCTCTGATTCAGATACTGCGATAATGTTATCAATTTGAACAAATTCACCAGGCATGCCTGATATCGGGTATAGGTTCGAGATGATTTCGCCATGATTGATTGCCTTTTTTCCTTTATGCTTCTCTGTATTTAAATAGGGAAGTTCTTTATCAGACAAGCCTTCGAAGTAATCAACAATCATCTTTTTTACTTCTTTTTTAGGTTGGTCTGTTTCTATAGAGACCACTAAGTCAATATCTCCAAAATCCTGCTTAACAGGTTGGTTGTATGATCCAGAAATCTTAGCTGATTTAAATCCTGGAATCTTAGAAAGAATATTATTTACGAAATCCTTAACTGTTTGATCAACAGCTGATCTTGGAATTCTAGTACCTCCTGCTGCGCCTGACATTACTTTTTATATTTGTAAAGGTTAGATGATTGTGGTAAGAATTTACCTTTAAGGTCAAATTCGTCTTGATTTTGAATCCAAAAATCCTGCAAGTCTTCTGGAATGTCTGCTGAAGGTCCTGTAAAGTCTAGGATCTTCAAATAGATTTTCATGAGGTTCTTATACTCTTCAGGAGACAGTTGCTTCTTTAGGAAATCAGATAATTCAAAATAATCGTTAATAATATCTCTAGTTAATTCAGGTTCAAAGCCGTAGAGCTTATTTAGTAATGCTAAAGCTTCTGTTGGATTAGTTGCTTCTACTTCTCTAGTTTCTTTGTCTAATACTCCTGCTTCATGCTTAAACATTTTACCTTTGTTAGTAAACATTGCAAGCATTAATTGAGTTCTGTGTAATCCTTTTACAACTCCCTTATAAATGTTTGAATAGTAGCTGAATTTTAACCATTCAGGATTTCCTACG